GTGTTGGCATCGGTGATGTCGGCTGTAGCCAAGGCCAGATAAATGCCAGCAGGTACCGGAAACGCCGCCCCGCGCAGTGTGGTTTGGATGATGTTGGCTTCGGTGTAGTTACTGAATTTAGACATGATGGTCTCCTAGTAAAGTGAAAGTGAAAGGGTTATGCAGCCGCCGCCTGCATCCCGGGTTTCATCTGAGGTGCAACGGACACGGTGGCCTTGATTTCGATCCCCAGCGTGTTGGCGAACGCGCCGTAATGGGTCTGTGCCCGTTGCACGTTTCCTGCGTACTCGCTGTCCTTGGAATAGGCGCGGTACAGGATGTAGTCAAGTAAAGCGTTTCCGTAGATGTCGGGCAGCGTGATGTTTCCACTGACCGCGGTATAGAGCGCACCCTCGGCAGGTTCAGTGATGTCGGTCGGATAGGCCGAATACATCACTTCGAGTTGTGCGGCGGTAGTGGCCGGCGGATAGACGTAGAAGGTCTTTGGGTCCCTCGGGTCGAACATGTAATGCAGGATGTTCACCGAGCCTGAAAGGTTGTGCCAGCCTGGTGTTTGCGCATCCAGAATCTGGCGCGGCACCAGGCGCACGGCTTTCTTGTCAGAGCCAGCTGCCATGTTGCGAGTGATCTCGATCAACTTGAAAGGCGCTGGGCTCAGATTGGCGTTATCCAAGTCCTGTCTGGAGCCGTTGGCCAGCGTCATGGTCGTCGTGGTGTTGAGCGCGTCAGGTCGGTAAGCAATCACCTCGCGCTGTGCGTCGTTGAGCCAGCGCACCAGTTCATTGGCAGGCCAGCGTATTGAGGTGGTGTCTTGCAGCACTCCGACGGCGCGCTGGACTATGGATTGGGCGGTAATGGTCATGGTTGGCTCCTGGGAAAAAGAAAACCGCCTCAAGGGGCGGTTGCAATGCTGAAAGAATGGGGTCAGATCGGTAGCAATTTGCCCCGGTGCTGTGAGCGCTGTCGGTAGTCTTCATTTGCGGCCGAGCGCATGGCGGCATCAAATTGGTTTCTGAAAACACCGGCCAACGCCGGGTTGCTCCACGTCTGCCCAGCAATGAGCATTAACCGAGCTTTGGCCCCTGCTGCAATCGCGTCAGCAAAGCGGTTCACCAGATCGTCAGCGACGGTCGTGGCCGTGGCCGTTGGTTTGGTGGCAACCTGCAGGGCAATCACGTCGCCCGCTATCGGCGCCGGGAATACCCGGTACGTTTCTTGATCGAGTTGCACCACCTTGTTGCCAATGTCAACGGGCGTTGCTGCTTGCCAGTCATTGGGCAAGTCTTTGTAGGAGATCACTTCATAGCCCACATCGTTGACGATGGCTTTGATGACCTTGACCAATTCCTGGCCGGTTGACAGATCAAAGTCAAACGGGGTTTCAGTACCGGCGGTGGTTACCGGGTCGCACCACTCACGAACTGCTTTTGTGGTCTCGCAGAACTCGCGCGCGGCAATGCGCAGGGCGTTGTCTACCAACGGGTTAGGACACCCAATCACATCCACCAGGACGTAGGGATAGAACTGGTCGAAGGCTTTCATTCAGTTTTCGCCTTGGGTTTGGGTCCGGGTTTCTTGCGCACAATGTCGCTGATCGATACCGGGGTATTGACAACCACATCAGCCAGCGAAGGTTTCGGTCTGCTGTCTTCAACGCGCTCCCAGATGTCGGGGTGTCTGCTCAACTTGGCCCAGGTGGCATCGTCAACCTCTTGCACGTCGCCATTACCAACCCAGACTATCTTTGTACCGGCTACGTTGTCGGTCTTGACTAGCTTAGCGCCTACATATTTCACTTTCGGCATTGCGTTCTCCAATGAAAAGGGTCGGTGGTTAGGCCGACCCTTTTGGTTTCACTCAGTCAGATTACTTCTGACCTTCGGCACTGCCCGAGACAATGACATCGATGTCACCGGCTGCGAACGTCAATGCGTCAACACCGATGGTGATGCGCAGCCAGACATCCTCTTCAAACTTGATGGGTTTGAAAGAACACGCCAGGCGGCCACCGGCTCGCGCCGTGGTTTGCCCGTCGACGGCGAAATACTCCAGCGATGCAGACAGACTCGATGCCGTATCGACAGGGGTGTAGCCTGCACCGAACGCGATCTCCGGTGCTACGTTCGTATCGAGGCCGTCGCACTGAATTTCCACGCCAGTGACCAGCATCCCGCCAGGGATACGGAAGTCAATGGTGTCTGCCGCAGCAGGATTGGCTGCAACGGTGTACTTGTCAGTGATGAACATGCCGCAACCATCGACAGGCATGAATGCCGGTGCGAGAGCGCGGAGAGATTTGAGTTTTGCCATGGTGATGGCTCCTTGAAAAAGATTGAAGAACCAGCCCGGTAAAGGGCTGGAATCAGTGACTTAGACCGAACGGCGTTTGACCACTGAGTCGATGACTGCCACACCGAAGTCGGTGGGCTCGTTGTCGCCGGCCGAGTTCGGCAGGCTCCAGCGCAGTTTTTGCTCTGCACCCATCACTTCACCAGCGAGTTCGAGATTGCGCCCGAAGTTGGTGTAGTTCTCCAGCAGCGAGTAGGTTTCCTCACTGGTGCGGTTGGCACCCGATGCAATGGCCAATGCTTGAGCGCCCAGGAAGATCGAACGCGACACTTGATGCGTCGTGCTCAAACCTGCGGCCACCGTTACATTGGTTTCCGTTGCCGTCAGTTTGTTGGCCGACGTGATGTGCGGCACAGCATTGCTGGCGTTGAAACGGATGCCGAATTGCATCTTGCGCACCAAGATGCCGTTCCACAGGATCGGAGATCCAGAGAACAGCGGATGCGCTTTCAGATTGCCGTATTCGGCGCGCTTCATGGCGTTGGTCTCGAACGTGCGGATGTTGTTGCCCGATGTGGTATCGGTAAACAGCGAGTCCCAGCCCAGTTCGTCAACGTACAGAATGCCCTTGATGGGGTCGTCACCGGCCGCCGGGTCACCCGGAATCTGGATCGGAGCCATCTTGACGGACATCTCGCTCCAGAGCGCGGCGAATTCGTCGAGCACCGAGAGTTTGAGGCCGTCAGCGGAGTCCACCGATGCCAATTGGGCACCACCCTGCACCAGAGTTCCCGCATCCACCACAAAGTGGCGGTTGTAGGTTGGCGCTTGCAAGGCGTTGACCATGAAGTCGGCAAAGTCTGGATCACTTGCCAGGGGCAAAATCCAGTCAGTGCCGTCTTGCACGCCACGCGCACCGGCAAGGAACGCCAGGCAACGCTGCCAGCGGAATGCAGGCATCGCACGCACCAGTTGAGCCATGGCGTTCTGGCGCATCGAGTGGGGTGTGCGTTGTTGCGTCATCTTGCCGCCAGCGGAGACCGGCAGTGTTGCCATGTCGATCTTCACATCAACGCTCGAATACTTGAGCGAAGCGCCCATGCCTTCGGCGTTCTTGTCGCCCATGATGGGACGCAGCTTGACGACGTGCGCGCAATCGACTTGCACTGTGTCGCCCGGGCCTTTGGCGAGCTCGTCAACGCGCACCACGGGCATTTCTGTCGTGGTTTGCTGACGCAGCTTGCTCATTGCGCCTTCATGCGTGGGCATGGGGCCGGTAAGTGCCGCCAGAGGGGTCGGGCGGCGTACTGCCATTGCACTGAGTGCTTTGGAATACTGCTTGTTTGCCAGCGGATTGCCACTTGGTACGGAGGTATTTGACATTTTGTTTTGTCCTGTAGGAATGTCGCCCTACTACGTGTCTCAGGCCGGGAGAGACGCGATGATTTGCTCATCGGTCATTCGGCTGTAGTCGGGCGTGGATTTGTCGGGTTGCATCCCGCCTTTGAAATCGCTGATGCGTTTTGGACCATCGGTCGTGAGTGCATCAATGACTGCTTGCGGGTCGCGTTTGGGTTCGCCAGGAGCGACATCAGCCTTGACGCGGCGAGTAACTTCGACCAGGCGCTCGCTCAGAGGCTTGTTCTGCCAATCCGGCAGGGTCGTCAGGTACTTGTCCATCTCAATGGCAGCATGGAAACGGTCTTGCGTCTTCGGGTCGTACTGCCAATTGACAAGCTCTGGGACCGCATCGATGAGTTCCTGAATCTCAGGGTCATATCTGACGGGCTCGAAGTCATCAACCGGAGCGGCCTTGGTCGCTGTCTGCAACTTGGCTTTGAGTTCAGCCACTTCGCGCGCCAACTTGCCAGCGACAGGGAAGTTCTCGTCCAATTCAGCCAATTCCTCATCGGTCACATGCGTGGCCGTTGGGGTCTTGCCTGCCTTGAGATCGATTAT